GAACCGAATCGGGATCTACCCCGGACTTCGTGCAGAGAGCGTCAAAAGTCTTCTGGGCGGTGGCTAGATTCGCGTCGAACTTGTTGCCCCATTCCTTCTGGAGAGCCGTCACACCCTCCATACTCGCGTCTTGCTGCTTCGCTCCCATCGCCTTGAACATCTCAGCAGTCAGTGCAAGATGACCTTCGGAGAGCTGTTGAGCCTGATATGGAGTGAGGCTCAACTTGTGGAAGAGTTCCTTGTAACCATTCGTTGCGTCCTCGTCGATCTGGATTCCCTCGGGAAGATCTTCGGGAAATTTCAACTCGTATTCTCCTGCCGTGGCCGGGATGGCATTGGCCTTGCGGAAAGCATCGACGGCGGATTCCTCCGCACCCTCACCAGGAACCATGCGCTGCTTTTCCAAGTGCGCATAGCTTTTCGCCATGGAGGCCGGATCGGTGAACTTGTCGAGCTGCTTGCCGAACGGCTCAAGATCCGCGTTGCCCTTATACCAACCAGCCGAGAATCTGCCATCCTCGCCGAGTATCGGAAGTGGATTATTCGAAGCTGCCTGTTGTTGGCCGGGAGACTGTTCAGATTGCTGTTCGGCTCCCTTGTTGGCACCTAGCAGAGATCCGCCACCGCCGCCACCTTCACCGCCCTCGGGCGAAAAAATGCCGTTATGCCTCGGAATCATCCTTACCTCCTTGTTCGGATTCAGCCTCCGCCTTGCGCTTGTCCTCGAAATCTTGCGGCTTCATGCCGTATTTCGCCTTGAACTGCGTCCAGTGGAGATCGTCGAGATCGGATTGTTCCTCAGCGGTGAAGAGCGAGGATGGTTTTTTGCCTTCATCTTCACCCTCCGGAGTATTCGCTGGCGCGGGCTTCATAGGGATTACATCCGCAGACTTCTTCCCTCCCTCCAGACGTTCCTCCGCATCGGTCAGCGCGGCCTTGAGCCTCACAACCTCGGAACGGAGCGACTTGACCTCCTCGAAATAGTCATTCGCCCGCTTTTCCCATCCCCCGGTGTGGACGATTTCCTTTTCCGGCTTCTCATCTTTCACAAGGCCGCGAGCCGCCGCCTTGTCCACTGAAAAGATTTTATGGAATTCTTCGTCGGTCATGCCGTCGATTGATTCATTCACATACCAGGGAGTCCATACCCCTAGTCCCGCATCTAGTTTTCTTTCTTCACTCATTGAATTGTCCTTTTATTATATCGTCGATTGTTTTGAACACAGCTTTATGTCCGTCCATGTAAAATGATTTCCCCGCATCGAATCCCGCCGCCGCCGCCGATGGAATGTCCACATCGAAGTAATTCCGCAGAACAGCAAGAGCCTCGATGCCCTCTTCGGAGGTGAACACGTCCACGAACAGCTCTTGCAGCCTCCGCGCCTCCGCCTTTGCCTTGCGGGCGGTTTCGTTGATCTCCTCTTGCGTTTCGTCAAACTCGCTCATGCCACCATGCCCTCCATTTCCTTGAGTCCCTGCGCCCCGCCAACCTTGTCGATTGCATTCGCCCCGGCCTCCATCTGTTGAGCCTCGGCAGCGGCTTGTTGAGCTTCCGCACGGGCGTTCCGCATCTCATCAATCTTTTTCTTCGCACGTAGCCAGCTCTCCGGCATACCTTCGTTGCGTGAGAGATCACGGCCGATCTTGTCGAAGTCCCAGTTATCGAAGACATCCGGCGCGACTTCCGCGAGATTGATAATCCGCGCCATCACTCTATCGAAAGCCTCCCCATGGAGAGCCTTGATGGCCAGTGCGATGCGGCTTTGATAAACCACTTCGGGGTTCGGAATCGTCGCCTCGCCATCCTCTTGCGACTCAACGAGCGAGCCAGGAGGTACCGGAAACTTGCCCGCCCTGGCCAGCATTGCGAAAACACGCACCATCAGCGGCGTGAAATCGGAAACAAATTGAGTGAACGATGGTGCGAACATCAGCAGCTTTTCCCGCTCCCTCGCGGCTACCTCGGTGGCCGTCATCTCCTTATCGATGGAGGCGAACATCCGAAACAGCGGCACATGGAAAAATTGATCAATGGAATCGTGATCCATCTCCAGAAGAGCCATCCCCACATCAAAGCTCGCCTGGGTTCCGAACTCTTTGGGAAAATTTAACTGCGCCTCCTCGCGGGAAATCACGTTGATCGCACCCGCTCGCAGGTCGAACTGCTTCTTAGATCCCGCAAGCTGGAGAATGCGCGGAATCGCCGCGACCTCACCCAAAGTCTTGAGAATCTGCCGGATGTAGTTCGCCGAGGTCACGTTCGGCAGCGCGGAATACGCTGGAGAGCTACCCCAAAGATGGTTTCCCCACCTGCGATAGCGAGTCACCATGAACGGAAACTCGTCAAATCCACCCTCTTTCAGCACCTTCTTGTCTGTCATGCAGACATAGACGTCTTCGAAAGGCTTGTTCTTTTGATCCACCGCTCCACGTGTGCGCTCTTCCCGCATCCTCACGCACTGGATGAAACAATGCTTCGCATGGGCAAGCTCTGGCTTGGCTCCCACTTGTCCCCACAGCGCACGAAGCTTCTCCCCCAGCTCTTCCTCACCAAATTCCTTCACAGCTTGAGCCAAAGTAAGCTCAAATTCCCGGAACATAGAGTTTGCACGCCCCGACTCATCCTCGGTGAAGCAGTAGGTTGCCAGCGGCACGTATTTAAAATTCAGCTCCTCATTCTCCCCCTTCTGGAGAAGCATATTCGCCGTCCCGGGAATCGACCTGTCCTCATACACCGATTGCATTACCGGATAGAAATTGCTCCGCGCAATCTCATCCATCGCGATTTCCGAGCAGGTCTTGAAGTAGCTCACCGCATCATCGTTGTCCTTATGCTGCCGAGGTGGCGCGTAGGATAGCCAGATCTCATTGAGCGGCGTGATGTAGCTCATGTGCGCGGAAACAAGCACCTCCGCAGCCTCAATCGCCTTCGTATCATGCAATCGGCTCCGGTGGGTCGTGTTCGGTGTCGGCGTGTTCCGCTCCGTGATATCCGCCTTCATCGGGGACATCCACTCAAGCACACGCTGCCAGCGAGAATCCCAAGATCCGTTCCGCTCAGACTTGAGAGCCTGATACTCCCCGAGGATTTTCTTAGCGTCTGTCATGCTATCCTAGTGTGTCCGCCGCTGGTCGCTGGCTCATGAGAGTTGCCTGTATCCCGCGCCGTTTCCGCTCCTCCAGAAGCTGGCCTTTTCGTTTCTTCGCTACTTCCTGCCCGCTCTCACGGACTGGCGGTATTGGCTCCGGCGGCGGTTTTGGCTTCTTTGCTTTCATAGAAATCGAGATAGAGGGTAAACGCGGAATTTGTCCCGCCTCTCAAAAGAGATGAACGGGAGATGGTAAGGCAGGTGGGAAAGCAGCTCGCGCATATCCCCGACGGCAACCGTGATATGCCAGCAATCAAGGGATAAAGTCAACTCCAAATCCGTCAGCCGATTGTCCGCCGAGTCCACAATCCTGTCCTCCCCCCAACCCAGAACCACAGGCCGCGCCATCACAAACTCGCACGGAGTCGCCAGCAAATAGCCGTGCATCACATGCCAGAGCATATCATGTTTCAACTCATCAAGGGTGAAATCCCTCGCCGAATACAGATCGCAAGCCTCTTCAAATGCCGTCATATCAGTAGAAATCGAAGTTACTCACGCTCCCCACCATCTTTTCCTCCTCCAGATCGTCAATCGCCCGCATCGCAGCGGATCTAGGCACCATTCCCCGCTCATCCCCCTCCGCGAATGTTCGCACCGAATCGCAACAGTGGGAGTTGATGTCATGCAGTGGCGCAGAGCCGTTGCTATTCTTGCCCAGCGGCGCGAAACGGTAGTTTTTGAGGCTATCCATCATCGAGATCCGGTTCAAATCGAACTCGTAAACACGGTTCAGATTCGTCGCGTGAAGCAGCATCGTAGGGAATCTGTCCCGCACATTCTCGATCCCGATCAGCAGCTTGGGAATACGAGGAACTACCTGAATATTCCTCAGTCCACACTCCGCCAGGGTCTCCGCAATGCTCTTGTTGTAAGTCTTCCCAAGCCGCTCCCATCCCCCGTCATGCGGAAGATAATGCCCTGCGATGAAAGCATCTTTCTCCAGCTCCCACCGCTGGCAGAAACGAGCATAGTCCATCATCACGCCTCCCCTCCCCGCGTGGTAGTCGTAGATTCTCACCTGCGCTCCGACAATCTGGATAAACGTGATCACCATCAGATCCCGCTTGCCCAAGTCCCAGAACGTGAAGACAGGCTCCTTTGTCAGCACGAAGTCGATCACCCGTCCCTGCACCATCGCGTCATCGACATATTCACCGTAGATCGATCCATCCACCGGAGAGTTGAATATCTCTTGCAAGGCCGAGGGATATTCCTCGAAACGCTTCCGTTTCTTCGGCCACGCAACCTTGTAATACCAGAGCTTCTTGAGGTCGCTGAGGGCGATTCGCTCCCGCGCCTCCAGCTTATCGAAATACTCGCGGCAATCCTTGGCAATCTGCGAAACATCCCCGTCCCGCTCATACTTCGCATCCAGCCACCAAGCGTAGAAGTAGATTTTCCAGTCATCCAGCGCACGGTGAATCTCCTCGATCTTGAGAGCCGGATCGACCACTTCCGTGTAAAGCCTCCCCGTTTTCCCGCCTTTCCACGTAGTTTCCACCACAATCAGCCCCAGCTCCGCCGAGGGCAGCGCACCGTCCGCAATGTCATCGGAACGCCCTTCGTCATCGAATTGGATAGCCCCCCACTCCGAGATCCACAGAATATGGTGGGTGTCACCCCGAGCCGACATGCCACCGTAAACCGTAGAGCTTGCCCGCCCTGGCCTCTGAATCGTCAGCTCGGACTTATTCCGTGAAAGCACCTCGAACCCTCCCCGTATGTCGACAGGGAGTCTATCCCAAGCAAATAGAATCTTCCCGATCTTCTTTTTCGCGTGTTCCTGCGTCTGATCGACGATCCCGACCACATAACCGGCGTTGAACAAGATTTGATCCAAACAGATCAGAGCAAGCAGAGTAGAGAACCCGAGCTGTCGCGCCTTTAGAATCGCCAGCCGCATCTCCCCGCGCTCATAGATCGCCTCCAGAATCTCCCACTGCTCGTCACGCGGAACGAACAGGCACTCAGGAACGCCCCGTTCGGCGGGCTTGATCCAGTAAAGATGCGTGAATCTCCACCTCCAGTCTTTCAACCGGGATAGAATCCGCGCCTTTTCCTCTGGAGAATACTCACGCATCACGTGCCGATTGGTCTTGCACCTCTTCAATCAGATCCCCGATTCCCCCGATGGTATGGGATACCTCCGTTTTATCGCTCCACTTGTCGCGTTGCCTGTTTTTTAGCCAGAAAATCGCCGCGGTTGTGTCCGGTGGATAGTGTTTCTCGTAAGTCTCCCTGTCGGTGATCTTCCCTTCAAACGTCGCAAACTTCGTATCCTCATGCGCGTAGCCGGTAGCTCGATGAAATAGAGATTTAACCACCTTGGCGTCTGCCACTTCTTTCCCCTCTTTTAGGGACTGACAAAACTCAGGATGCGCTTTTTTCCAGCGGTTCAAGGTTTGCTGATTAACTCCGAAAAATCCCGCCATCTCCACATCGGTAGCACCGAGCAAGGCGTAGTTC